ATCCGAGAGGAAGTACTCATTCGTGGCATCGAATGCAGCGGCGTTAGGGATCATGATGTCGATGACACGTTCGCCACCGTCAGTCGTGTACTCCGTAACAACAGCCAGTCGAGCCTCGTCCAGTCCAAAGTTGACCGGAAGGCCATCGGCATTAAGCCAAGACCAAATAGTAGTGTAAGCCATATTAGTGTTCCTTTTCTAAGAGATTAGACCGGATCAGCCGGGTTAGCGACCGTCTTGTCTGCGAGGACCACAACGAAGTTCTCCGGGCGATAGAGGTCAAGACCGTAACGGCAGGTCGTGACATACTCATCCCGCTGGAGATCCTTGTTGTACTCGGAGTCAACCTTCGGGGGCTGACGAACGGCACCAACCAACGGCGAGGCTTCAGCAGCAGCAGAGAAGAACAGGTTGGCAGCGGCGTTAGCCACGGCACGGCTGTCGATCGTCTCAGCAGCAATCTCTTTCAAGTTCTGCGACACGTAGACGTCGAAACCGTAGAGATTGAACTTGAACTGCATACCAGTACCAATACCCGAATTAACGATGGGCTGCCAAGCCGGATTAGGCGTCAAGAGGTTGACGACGTTGGCCTGAGTATTCATCGAAAACTCGACAGAAGGATCAACGATGGCCACGAGGTCGGTCATCGGAACGTTTGCCTTCTGGAGGGCGTAGCGGGAACGGGCGAAGTCTTCGACCGAGAGGGAGTCTGCCGTACCGGTACCAACCCAACGGTGGGGGGCATCGTTGATGAGGTTCAGAGCCGAAGCGGTCTGACGATCAACACCAATACGCAGTGCATCCTTTTCCATGACCTTCATCAGGGCACGGTGTTCCTTCGGTACGAACTTCGAGATAAGCTGGCTGGAGAGATAACTATCCTGCTTGAGCTTATTCGTGATCGCATGGCCGGACTGGTAGTATTCAGTAATGCGGAAGGTGAAGTCGCCAGTAGCCAGCTGCGAGTAAGTAACAGCCTGACCCTCTTCGTACTTCTGGGCTTCAGCCTGACCAATGCTCGGGATGTGGATCATCTCGCCATCGGGGAAGCCGTCAAGCCAATCAATATAGCGCAGGGCGAACAGCTGGTCTTCAAAAAGCTCCTTGAGCTGAGTGGACCAGAGTTCTGCACGGATCAGATGTTCCGTGTTAGAAGTCATGTGAGCCATTTAGGTTTTCCTTTGGATCGGGTTAATTGTAAAATGCGGGACCTTGCTTCACAGCCTGATCATGCATCTCCGTCTGGACTTTCCGAGAGAAGTAGGCATTCAGATCCGTCTTACGGATGTTGTCGAAGTATGCCTTGTTCTTCGTCGAAAAGTTCTGGTTGCTCCTACCCAAATCTAGGGCAGGGACCGGGAGACCCAGATTGTTCTTGTCTGGCTTGGCTACGGAGTCGATCAACTTCAAGAAGCCAGAAGGACTGGTCGTTGCCATATCCGTCAAGAACTTCGGGGTGACGTCAAGAGACTCTGCGATCTGCGTGAGCTTAGTATTGTAGTCTGCACCAAACCGGACCTTTAACTCGTCGCGTACCTTTGCGACGTTAGTCTCCCTGCGATCCTTGGCCTTCTCCTGCGCTAGCAGTTTCTGGACCTCAGATGCGAGATCAGTCGGCGTAGTGTTAGTCTCCGATCCGGGTTCCTTACGATTGATATTCGTAGCTAGCTCGGTCGTTGCTGGGGCCTGAAGTTTGGTCATCATGGCTTCCAGCGTAGTGCGTGCCTGAAGTTCTGCTCGAAGTTCAGCCATTTCGGTTTCTAGGTTGGTGATGTGCTTGTCAGCGTGGGCAACCTTCTTGGCAACAGCATCCGGGTCGGCGTACTTCTTGCCAGCACCTACGAGATCTTCAAACTTAACGACGGCCTCGGCGGCTTCATTCTCAAAAATATCAGACATTTTGTTCCTTTGGTCAGGAGTCTAGAAAGTTAAACAGTTGGCGTATCTTGGTCAGACGCGATCTCTCTCCGTTGATATGAGCCTGTTTGTAAGCCCACGAGGGAGAGTCATAAACCTCGATAGAATTCTCTATCCGGTCGAGGCTATTTGTTTGCTCATCCAGTAATTGGACGAGGCGAGAGAGGACTGCCGTACTGTGTCGGAGAGATTTCTCAAACTCTTCCTGTTCGTCCTTCGGCAGTCCCTTCAACCACTCCGTTGAGATCCCCCTCATTGCGGAGGACCTACTGGATCGGCAGCAGTATCGAAGTCATCACTGGCGATATTGCCCGGAGTCTGGGCTGCCATCATGTTGTCTTCTTGATGCTGGTTAGCGATACCCTCTGCTTCAGCCTGTTCTGTCAACCGAATGAACGGCTGGACCAACTTGTACTGCTCGAGGTCGAGGAGTTCTTCGAAGAGCTTGGCAGTCTCGATGCTGGAGAAGTGGCTCATGACGAGCTGATCCTGACCAACACTCTGATAGAATGCAGAGATATTCTGCACACGTTCAGCGGTCTCAGCGAAGTGTCGAGCCGCAACGGGACGAATGCGACCGGCGCCCATGATATCGTCTGGGGTCAAGGTCATGAAAGAAGCGACCTTGAACTCGTCATCTAGGACACGAACGGTCTGGGTGTCCATCTTACGACGAGCCATCTCAAGCATTGCGTTCAGCAGAGGTTCGATGATCTGTTCTTCGAACTGAGTGATCTTCGATTGGAAGATACGGCCTGCGGCGTTCTGGAGAGACTGAACTTCGTAGGCAGTCTTTTCGCCCGGAGTTCTAAAACCCATCGCTTCTTTAGGAGAACCAGCCAATTCCTCCATCTTGGACTCAAGCATATTAAGCTCGAGGTTGGCTTGGAGGGGATTGATGTTAGATCCTAGGACCTCGACATCGCCTTCATCACCCACATAGATCTTTTCAAACGGACCCCATGTGAAGTCCTCAACATAACCCTTGATCTTTAGGGGTGGGAAGTTCACTAAGTCGAAGTAGTCAGCCTTAGCATTCTCAAGGTGATCCAGACGATACTGCATACCGACAAGATTATCCAGAGGACCCATCGCCCAGAGGTTGTCCTGACGAAGACGCCAGCCACTGTGGAAGATCGGAGGAACACCAGAGTCAGAAGGATTGGGTTCCTTCCGGATGATCTTATGACGATCCACAACTTGGACGATATGGTTCTTCAGGAAAGTCTTGCTCTCGGTATCATATAGATCGCCGTAGAACGTCAGGACTTCTGCGTACCCACTCTCAAGATAAGCACGGAACGTGGCAAAGCCATCTACCGTATAAAACTCATCCTTACTAGAGATGTCACCCTCGAACGTACTACAACGAAGACGGATCTCATTCAGATAGTCAAACAACTTCTTTGCTGTTGCCCGTTCACTGTCGTCTGTACTCAGACGTTGCATATACTCTTGCAGTTCACCCAATGAGACCAACGTCCGTACGATCTTGGGTGCACGGTAGAAGTCCGGTGCCGTCGGGTTCATTACGATGTCGAAAGGAGAGATCCTTCGAGCGACCGGACCTACATACCCAGCTTTGATGCCAGACGCTGTTTCCACACGCTCGTCCAACCAATCCACCGTAACGAAGGTATTTCCGTTATCGATATAATCCAGTACAAGACGCGATACGGTATCTTTGAAACCTTGGTAATCAATAATGTAACCCATATAGGCTTTGATAGCATCGACTTTGGCCTTTGTTTCATCGTCCTTGGTAGAGCCTTCCCACGTAAGCCACCGGCGCTTCGGGAACATGCTCGCCATGTAGTTGGCGTAGAGGTTGTCACGGATCTGGGTGAGCTTCGGAGTGGTAGTAGTGTTCTTCCAAGGGAGGACGGAGTTAGAGGTCGTTCGGGTGTCTGTCGCGTAGATATATTTGTAAAGCTCGCGCCAGTCGCTCTTCTTGTTAGCTCTGAAGTTATCCCAACTCTGGAAGGTATTCGCGATGAAGCAACCCAACTGGTCCTTCATCAAGACGTCGTTTAGCTGAAGAACCTTGCTCATTTGGGACCATTCTTTTGTAGCATATCATGCATACCTTGGAGCTGCTTCGCATAGGCACCAGAGAAAGAAGGCTTTCCTGCGGCCTCTAGGGCCTGACGGATCTTGCCAGTCTTATAAAGACTACCGCGCTGCTTGGAGTCGAAGCCGGGGGAAGCCACCATCTCTGCTACGCCACCACGGCGATCAGACTTCGTTGCAGCCTGACGATCTGCCGTGCTATAGGCCATCCTCTTTTGGAGGGGAGTAACCCGGCGGTCCTCGATGTTCTTCGTTTGGGCTGAGGACTTTTTCATGTGCGTTTCGGCTGTCTGATACGGTTGGCGTGCTTTGAGACTACCTTGGTCTTGCGCTTGGAGAGATCACCCTTACGGTTGGAACCGAGGTGGTCTACTTCTTTTCCATCACCCTTATGGACGAGGCCGGCTTTCTCGGCCTTACGACGAGCCTGATTGCGAGCTACGCGTCGTTTTACCTGAGCCGGAGTATTCTCCCAACGGGTTTCTTTCGCGTAGTTCCGAGCCATTAGTGATCATACATATGCGAGAGAAAGTCTATTGCAATACCGAAGAGTGTCAGAACGACGGCGATAACTACAAGAACGGCGATAACCGTCACTACAACTCCACCGACCCCCATCAACCGAAGACCTTCTTCTTAATACGAGAACCCAGTTTATTCAGATAGTCTTCACCGGGCATCGCAGAGTTCGAATTGAAAATAGTCTTCTTGGCTTTCGGGGCGTTAGCCTTAGAGGAGTTATACCGAGCCTGATCGTTCGAGACACTCTTCCGGGTACTCATACCAGCACCGTAGTCAGAGACTGACGGACCACGGGAGACCGGCGCGGCGACAGAAGCCGATCGCTTCGCAGACTGAGGACCACCGCTAGTGCTATAAGTACTGTACTGGGAGTCGTTCTTCGGGTTCGAAGCCGGAGCAGGGCTGCGAGATGCAGTGTTCGGCGAGGGGCGCTTCGTCGGAGTAGGGACAGACTTAGCAGCCCCTCGAGCTGCCTTCTTAGGAGCCGCGACAGCCTTGGCAGGTTTACGAGCAACCGTATCCCGTGCACCAGCATCCCGGTCGGACATAAAATTGGGACGGGTATTAGCCATTAGAGTATTCCACCAAATCTAGAGTTAAAAATAGCTGAACGATCTATCTGCCGAGTCTTCATATGGACTGGGGCGACACACATGTCTATACAGGTAGCCATCGTATCTTTGATGTCATCATGAGGAGGATTACGACTTACGAGTTCTTCCTCTAA